CCTAAAAGCATTCCTATGATTGCACCTTTTAATTCCAATTTGTTTTTGAACTTCATAGTCGTTACACCTTCCTTTTCGGCTTGGCTCGGGATTGTCCTTTTGCGGAGTTTCCCCGAATTAGAGACATTTTACGTCGACCCGTATAGGTTAATCGACTTGAGTGGTAGTTGTTACTGCCATTCGTTTTCTCCTTTAGTTCATGGAGAAAGATCAAAGAGAGGCTTCACCCCTTCTTAACTTGGCCCTGTAATCGTCCCATTCAGATGTTCCACGAACGCTTCTCATGTATTCAACAGTAGAAGCTGTGTGGCTTTTTCCAACAATCGTTGGAGAACCGGGTTTTTGAGAATTCTCAACAATCTTCTGAGCAGTTTCATTCTTTTTTAGCTGTTGAGACTGTTGAGGCATATATAAATCATTTACAAGTTCCCATGCCCGCTGCCACCTGTTTGGTGCGTTTTCAATGACCTCTTTCACCCATGGTTTTTGTTTCATTAATTCTGGTAAATAGTCATTTATTTTCTTGTGAGCATCGGGATTAGCCTGAACAAACGCCTCTTCGAGAATTTCTCTTTTAGCACTTGATATTTGGCTTTCGACAGATTGGCGATATTCTTTTTTTGTCACCCAATCATCAGAATCATCTTCTTGCGGTTGCTGTTGAGCTTTTTGAGCATCTTGTAGATATTGCTGATAGATCCTATTCTCAGCTTCCATCTCTTGTCTTTTTCTTCTCTCCGCTTCTAATGCAGACAATGGAACTTGACGTTCCTCTTGTTGCTGTTCAACAACTTCTTGTTGATTTTCCTGATTGTCGATTCCTTCAGCTCCTACCTCGGAGACAGGTACTTGTTCTTCAGTCATTTTACTCCCGTATTTTCGCACGTTTACAGTCTGCGTAACTGAGGCGCCCGTTCACCGGCGACATGGGATGTTTCTCTATGTTTTAATCGTCTTCTTTGTAGGAACAACAGTCAACTGATCATTGCTGTGAGTCCACAAAAGCTCTTTCGTTCCTCTTTTATTGTCTACTTCATAGACAAATGATCCTTTAACAACAGGCGGTTTCTCGTCTGAAGCATCCAAAAAGACGCGACCAACCTTACCTCCAAACTCTGGAGGGAATCTAACTTTTCCAAGGATCCAGAACTTATCTTTTTCTTTGTTTTTGTTAATGACTTTTTCCATCTCATCATTGAAATGGTTAACCAAAGCCTCCTTCTCAGCTCTTTGCTGAGCTAATCCGACATGTTTTGGTACAAGTAAAGCCATTTTACATTCCTTTAAATCAGCTCGCCTCTTAGAGACTCTCTTGATTTTTGCATACTAGCCATCTTATTGGCCTTTGAAGAATCTTTCGACATACCACCGCTAGGTAAGCTCGACCCCTTCCGTGGGGCTGATCCCTTCGGCTTGTTTGTCGAGTACTTTCCCCGTCCGTTCCCCGGAGGGGCTGATCGTACGTTGGACATTTGTTGCCTCCGTTGTTTTTGTGTTTGCTTGAGCGCCCGGAACCGGGTTTTCAAGGATTTGTAAAAACTGCAGCATCTTTAAAAGCTGATCTGTCTGAAGATTCTCGATCTCTGTAAGAGCTTTTGCGCGATCGAGAGCCGCTCCGGCAGAGTCTTCATTAGCTCTAGCGATCCTCTCTATGAGAAGACCTGTTTGAGATTTAGATCTTGCTGTTTCAGCCTCTGTTCTTGCAATCTCGCCTGCTGTTCTAGCCTCCATAAGCTCGTTCATGCGCTCTTCGGCTTCTTGCTGTTTCTGCATCGCTATTTGCGCTTGCTGCTCTTGCTCTTCTATCAGTTGATTTAAGCGATCTCTAGATTGAATTGGAACAGATTTTATAATTTCACTGTCTGGGATCTCTATACCAAGCTCTCTAAGACGTAACAACTCGTAGTAGTATGTGTCTCTTTGTGTCTTAGTCAGTACAGCTTGCTTGATATTCGTATCATACTGTTGAAATATTCTAGAGTTAAACTGATCTGTTGGTTGTTTATTGGTTATTCTCTCCACTTTCTCAGGGGTGTAGTTTTTCTGTATCGTTTCAAGAACTACGCGACCAAGCTCTTTAAGGGTGTATTCATAGACATCAAAGATCCCCCTTGATCCTGTCATACCGTGAGAGGCTCTCACCTCTGCAAGCCTTCCAGAAACTTGAGTATTACCACCCTCGTCAGTACCAAGTTGGGTTTCAGTAACTCCGGAAACCTCTAAGATGTCTTTGTCTAACATCTGCATGTGCTGCAAAACATTAGGTGGGAGATCTGAAGCATCCAACTGTTGCACATCACGGGTAGGATCAAATCCCTGATTGACAACGATAAGCCTTGCTTGACCAGTCTGAAAGAGCATGTTAGGATCTTGAACAGCTCCATTAACGACTTTAAATCCTGTGTGAACCTTAGATTCAAGCCAGTCTGTTATCTGGTTCATACGGCGATTGTAAAGCCTCTGCGGGTCTTTCTGTGATCTAACAACTCCCTGTATCCTTAGGTCGAATCTGTCTGTGTAGGGCTCAAAAAACGGGATCATCGGCCTAAACGGGAAGGTATCTATTCCAGTTGCATCAGGGCCAGAATAAAGGAGCCTGCCACCAACAATAATATGAAGGGTAACTGTCTCTTTTGACGTTTTGACGACCTGTACATCATTCTCAGCGAACTGGGAAAGAAGGATCTGTATCTCTTCTTCTTCAAAGTCCGTTACATCGATCTCTTCACCTGATGTTGTATCGATAAGAAGCCTTACCGTCTTTGAAGATCTCACCCAATATTGGTCATAGGTAACTAAATTTCTAATTGCAGAGGTTGTGTTGGATAAGTTTAGAATGTATTGAGGAAATTTATTGTCAGTCACACCTGTCGGTAGTGAATCAATCTCTTTAGGATCTACAAAAGGAAGTAGCTGTTTAACTTGCTCTTTGTCTAGCATGTCTCTCGTCGCGCATCTCTCCGCATCGTCGAGATTTCTCTTAGTAAAGTATGGATCGATTAGGACGGCGTTGTACGGTTTCCACCAAAACTTGATGTCACCATTGACCCTATCCCTAGAAAAGTCCATGGCGACACCAATAACTGAAAGGCCTGTCTTTAAAGAGTGGTCAAAGGCATCTGAGATGTTTATGTGAGCATCGCCCTTGTCATAGGCATACAGCATACAGTCTGAGAGCTGCTCAGCTGTCTGATCATCTGTTTCATCTGTAGAACCAATGACCGTAGATACGCGATTTTCTCTCTCGTAACCAGAATATTGGTTGATAACACGACGAATCTTGTTTACTTGGTAAGAATTTCTATTTTGATTGCTTAGCTTACCTACTTCTTGAGCAGAGAGAAGCTGTCCGGCATAGAAATTTAAATCCTCTCTAGCCTCTCTGAAGTAAGACCCCCACACACGTTGTGTGTCTGAAGCAAACTGCGTAAACTCGTGTTCTATTTGTGTATCTAAAGCCATCTGTATTGAAAATTTGATTCATAGACAGCTTCATTCTGTATGATTTAAATTAAAACTTCAAGTGTATAAACGTTAAAATTTTAATCTATTTGAAAAACTTGTTTTATTTCGTAAGAGCAATCCTCACAACCGTAATCACAAAATTCTTTGTCGACCAAAAAACTCATGTATTTACTATTTTTAATCAACTTTTTGATCTCAACAAAAAAATAGTTTATATTTCTGGCTTTTTCAGCAAACTCTCTTGCTTTTTCTAGGTCAGAGAAGCAGACTATTGGTTTCTCTAAAGTCTCTTCATAAGTACTTATTATTTTGTATACAATGTAACTATATTTCATATATATAAAACAAAAATGATATATCTTTATAACAAATTTTCAGTGATATAAAGATATATCAAGGGTTAGATCATTTCTCAGAAAAAATTTCCTTCATGAATTTGCCTCTTGCGACTGTGGAAATTTCAGTCAAAGAAACCCACATCGTTGAATCGTCTGGATCGATCATTTTGTTATTCAAAACAGCGAAGTACATCCATGTTTCCTTATATTTTGCTGGCTCCATCATATACGGATGTTTAAACTGACCAAAATAAAAGACTAAATCGTCTTTTTCTTCAGAATCTTTATCTTTTATAAAAAAAACTACGAAGTCGTTGTGATTTGGTTTGTTTTCTGAAAATTTTTTCCATTCAATTTCTTGTGTGTTCTTCATAATGTCCTCAAATTTTCAAGTTTGTAAAGTTTTTCAATAAGTTCATAAGTTCTTTTGCAATCACATAAAAATTTTTCTCTATCATTAAAAAGCTCAAAGCTACAAAACGCAGAAGAAAAAAGAAGAGCTGGTAATGCAACAGATGGGTCTACTTCATTCTCTTTAAAATATTCTATAAATCTTTCAGACAACTTCATAACCTTTTTGGCTTGATCGTCTCTTTCAAAATCATCCATCCTTAATCAGACTCCTCTTCATTCCTAATCCAAGATGCTTTTCCAACGCTCTCCATATCTTCAAAGTTGCATCGATAAAAAGCAAGACCTTCACCGGGAACGTTAAAGTATCCTTGCGCCCCCCACGGTTTTGGTTCAGTTACAATCATCAGACAAGCCCCAAAAATCTCATCGTGCTCCGGGTTTATTTGATAGATATCTCCAACTTCACAACATTCATCACTCATCTTCTTTTCTCCAAGTTTGTTCAGGTGAGTAGTACACCTGCCATTCTGTTTTTTGTTCTGGTTTTTCAGGTGTGGCCAGCGGAGACTCTTCTCTAGACTCGAATCCCTCGCCTTGAGTAACGCAATATTCAATCAAGGCATTACACCAATCACAGATACAAGAACAATTCATTAAATTAATTCCTTTTAGTAAATATTCCTCTGTCTAATCTTGTTCCACTCCTCACCACTAATCCCTTCTCCAAGATTTCCACGAGATATCGCGATAGCAGACATTCTCATCGCATCAGCTCCATGTGACCAGCGATCATGGCAAGGGCGGTCAGAGTACACCTCTCTTTTCGGATTATAATCCTTATGGTACATCTCAAGACACTTGATCCCATACTCACACTTATCCTCATCAAACCAACAGCGGGGCAGTAAACCACGAACAACCTCGATCCCGTCCATCAATCCAATACTGGGTACAATAAGCGGAGTAATCCCCAAAGAGCGAAAAACATCCACACGACTAAGGCCTGTTCCGAGCTCACGAACTTTAGCGTCATGAGGGAGCCAAGTATCACCATAAACATAATCTTTATTTTGTAGTACCTTCGCATAGTGACTGAGTGGCTCCCCGCTGTTTTCGTAGTAATCGATGAAATGAACCTCTTGCCCAACTTGCTGCCAAAACCAAATCGACGTGCTGTCGTTCATACCTAAGTCAAAGCCAACATTAACTTTCACCTGAGGATTGTAAGAAACTTTTCCTACACGACCTTGCGCTTTTGCCTCTTCAATGAGACGACCGTAGTATGCCCCCTCTACACCTCGAGAGAAAGAGGTATAGAACTCCTGTTGAATCAGCTCTTCGCTCATACCAGATTGACGCTCTTTTTCTATCGCCTTAAGCGGAATTGCTTTTGTGTCGTCAACGGAAAGTCTCTGCACAAACCAATCCGGATTGCGTTTAGACATTTCATAGAGATCGTAAAAATGGTTGCGACCCCTAGGCGTCCCGTTAAAGATGGCTATTCCATCGTTTTCAGCTAAAATTGGTCTGATTAAGTTCCAGCACATCGGATTTTGCAAGCTGAACTCAGAAAAAACAACCATGACAGGGTTGATACCGACGTTAGTAAAGCGATCAGATCCAACGAGCTGGAAAATCGAGCCATTATCAAGCTCAACGGTCATCATTTGCTGCTGTTTTCTTACAATGATCTCTTCAGGAAAGAAATCTAAGAACCGAAAGCCATCTTTTGTTGCACCATTCCATATCACACGCCTTGCGAGACCTGCATCAGGAAAGAGATACAAATAGTATCCTTTTCTCTTGTACATTTCTCTAATCATCATGTTTATGCAAAGCATATCCTTCCCGGCGCGCCGATGATGTGTGAGCAAAAGTCTTTTATATCCATCATCGAGCGCTTTTAGAGCCGGTATCTGGTACGGTCTTGGAGTAAAGTTGTATGGAAGGATAAGTTCCGGAATAATTAAAAATCCTCATATATCTAAAGTTATTATTTTATTGACTGGTTTATAGCGAACATCGACATAAGACGCGTTGATAAAGGTTGTCTCTCCGATGGTTTTTTGGCCGTATCCCTCATGAATATGGCCGTATACGTGGTTTTTTGGCCGTCTATTGTCTACACACATCCTCAGAGATAGAGATCCCGCATGAAACCCACTGAAAATTTTGTCTAAAATTTTGTATGGTGGGCTGTGTGTCACTAAGATATCTAGATCTTCGGGTATCTTGGAAAAGAGCTCATGTAGACCTCCTTCAGACTTTTTTGTGTAGGCAGTACAAAAAGGGCTGATACCTTCAAAGTACAGAGACCATGGAGATCCGTAGATCTTGAGTCCTTCGATATCTAAAGATTGGTCAATAAGCACGTTTATTCTGTCCGTGTTGAGAGATCTTATCTTTGTGTCGTGATTACCTGGTACAACAACGATTTCTTTATACGGGCTAGATAAGGCCCATTCTTCAAAGTCTTTGTATTCTTGCTCTCTGTTTTGTGCAGTAAGATCACCGGCTATGATCAAGATGTCTCCGCCAGGAAGCTCTGGCATGTGTCCGTGAAGGTCGCTTAGAAAGGTGATTTTTGTCATCGTTACCCCTCGCTAGGTAAAGCGTGCCCCCGGAGCGAGCCGGGGCTAGGTCGATCAAACGCACGCGTGAATGTTGTTCGCGATAAGATTACATTTTGTCTTAAAAATGATCAATCTTTTTCCACTTTTGCGTCAGAATAATTTATGATATGAACAACAGTGGGATCTTTTTTTTCGTTATCTTTTTCTATTTTCTTAAGCTCTCTTTCTGTCTTCAGAAGCTCTCGGTCGTAGTTGTGCATAGTCTTTGAAACGATAGTTGAATTAAGCTTTCCATGCATGCACATGAGCTCTCTTCTTGACCCAATTATCACCCGCGCATTTTCGTAGGCCTTGGAAAACATAGGAAATTTTTCGCACATTTCCCAGAGCCAAGCATAGTCAAAACCATTATCTCCGAGCCACTGTCTCAAGATCAAAGAGTCTTCTTTTTTTGCCCACTCTAAAATATCTCTTGCGTACTTTTCCATAACTTCTTCGGTATACTTTGTCGGGGCTCCCTGGCCTCCAGGGTTAGGTGGGTTTGACTTTTTAGGTGGCATACGTTTCCTTATCGTTCCTTAAATTTTTTAATATCATACTTATCTATAATATTTTGTTTTTTTTGTGTCAACGTTGTTTTTTTGTTGTAAAAAGAAATCATTTGTGTTACAATATAGTTTCATTAATCGCACAGATAGGAGATAAGGAATGGAAAATAAAGACCAATATTTTTTTGATTGTTTTTATGAAGAACTACGTAAGCTTGGTTTAGACGATAAATTTTCTATTGATTTTGAGGAGATAGATAGTGAAAGCGCGAGTCCTTGGGGGTGTTTTAGCTCTCATGGTGAGTCTGTAGAAGACTTAGATAAAAAAGAGATAGAAGAGCTTGCTTGTATCTGTGCTTGTGATAGCTATCAGGACTTAGTAGAGATTTTAAATGAGGAGTTTGGTAGTGAGTTATCATAAGTTTTGTGTTGAAGTTAGAGAAGGTGTATTTGAGCTCTTTGATGATAAAGAGTCTTCTTGTGACTGCATATCTGAGATGTTAGACCAAAGAGGGTATTCAAAAGAGCAATGGTGTGATGCGTATGACGAAGTTTATGTAGAGTGGGTTGATAGATGCCCTTCTTGTGAGTCTGGTTATGTTATGCCAGATGGTAGGTGTAACGAATGTTCATTTGAGGAGAATTAGCTATGTTTTTGTTTTATGTTTTTCTTCTTTGTATTTTAGTTATCTCGTATTTCCTCGATGATGAGAGGAAAGACTCCTATGAAGACTGTGAAGACTGTGACTATTTCGTGGATGAAAATTATTTTTAACACAGACCTTCAGTTAAAATATTTATATCTTTTTCGTGATACCATTCAAATGATAACTTTTATTTCAGAACATTTACGTGTATTTCACGAATACCTAGTTCTCATTCGACACGATAAAAGTTGAAAGATTGCTAATCCTACGGGAATCCTACGTTATCCTACGGGAATCCTTTTGAGTCGAACTTTCCGATACTGCCTCCTCACTAATTTTTTCTTCATAGATAATCATAGCGGCGTCGCTAAAACAATCATCACTATCAACACCTGTAGAATACTTTATATCAAATATTTTACTATAGTCGAAGTTCTCAGAGATCCACTGGTTGACCTCTTCTTCGACTTTACCATATATAACTTTTACTTTAATCATCTAAAACAATTTATATATAAATATATTTTTTCAGTTGAAACATACAAAATTGTTTTTGCAAACTATTCTCAACTGTTCTTTTTCATTGATTTTAAGTAATTTAGGTATTTTTGTAAATCGTTTTTTATGATGTTTTCGTCTAATTTCTGCCTACTCCAGTCGATCGTTCTTGGACGGATTGATCCCCCATACAAGATATACTTTTTCTCGAAGTTGTACTCAAAGATCCAATCTTTCGAGACGTATTCCCTCACCTCCTTGTAAAAATTATCCATCCAATCAACAAAGCTGTCGTTTCCATCGAGCTGAAACGTGTTCTGTCTGTAGGCCTTTTTGTTTTCTGCGCAGTCGTTTGCCTTATTGAGCCAAGTGGTGAGAAACTTCCGCCACAGTTTCTTTTTCTTTGATGGGTTTGCGATGACCCACTGCTTTGCCTTTAAGATCTCCGATCGCACATCAATGTGCTTGTAAATTTCTTTCCAATCGGCCATGTCCTTTTCAGAGATTCCGACAAAGTCTTTCAAATTTTGATCAAAGAAAAAATCGTCATTCTTCGGCTCATGAGTCGGCTTTGCCGGGCTCTGAGCATTATGTATTATTTCTTTATCTTTTCTTTTCTTCTTTTCTTTTATAGTGGCAACTTCTTTTACCCCCCTCCCGTCTACTTGGTTTACCCTTTGGGCCACTGAGTTTACTGGGTGTTTTTTTATAGGGTCTATTGAATTTACATCATCTGAATTTTCAGGATATAAAACATTCAACCCATATTGATTTGCCTCTTCGTAACCATCTTGTTTAGTTTTTTTTATAAACCCTTTTTCAAGTAAATTGTTTATAGAGTTCAAAACCCCCTGTTTTGACAACCCACATTTTATTGTGAATTCTTTAAGAGATATCCGAGCCATTTGGCGATGGAAACCAACCGTTTTTCTCGTAATCAACATTATACATTTAAATTCTGCTGGTGAAACCTGACTCATCTTCTCATCAAGAAGAAGGTTTGGTACCTGAGTCCAATTTGGTGCTGTGAATAGTGCAATCGACATCTCATTTCCTCCAATTCAGTTTCTAATATAAATTTTTCACAATACATCTGTAATTTCTATCAAATCTGTCGCATTCCCCCCATCTTCTCTTTTACGTTTTGTGATTGTGATAAGTGATTTTCCATTAAGAAGATCGTGTGGCTTGGTTAAATCTTTTTTCACCTGAGAAACTTTTCCTTCAGACATTCCAGATTCTTTGGCTAATCTTTTTGTTCCTATGAAAGACCAACCACGATCTCCGGCCGTTCTTTTTATAGCTAAATACAAAGATATCTCATAAGCAGACAAACCCAACTGAAAGATTATGTTAGGGATTTCTGTTCTGTAGTGGTGTAAAGAAGAATGATCAACAACGTCTAGTTGTTCTTGTGAATCTGTAGTTTGCGAAATCGACATAACATTTCCTCTGGTTTAGATTTCAATACAAATTCTTTCACAACGAAATAACTTGATTTCTATATCTCAAGAGGGTAAACTACACCTGTTTTAGTTTTTAATATAGTTTTCATTCTTTGTGATATAGAAAGAAAACTTTTGGGGACCGGTGTAATCCCCCGACATTCGTATTTATATCCTCTTGAGATATAGAAATAAGTTACCTCCTTGTGAGGTTGTCCCGATCATCTTTTGGTGACCGGGACTTTTTTTTTGAAAAACTACACTATTGCCAAACCTTCAATTTTATTAAAGGTTATTTTTTTTCTGATTATCAATGTAGTTTTTGAAATAGTCATCTGAGACAGGATCTTTAAACCAAAAATACCTTCCTTTAAAAATATGGAGATATCCCAATTCAAGTAACTCTTGAATAGCTGGAATGATTAAATCCCTATCCTCTTTAAAATATTTAAAAATATTATCATTATCACATTTCTAGCCATCAGGATCATACAATCCTATACAAAGTATTTTAAATGTTTCGCTACTTATGTTTGAATTTTCAATTAAACTATTCTCTATTACCATGTAATTTTTATTCCCTTTCTTGTTGTTTAAAGTCTATTTTTCCAGCCCTGTTATCCAACTTAAACGCATACTCAATGCACTGACGGATAACGTCTGGCCCTTTAATACCGTATTTGTTTGCATTCTCAATGATGACATCATGCATGTGCTCAGTCACCCTGATAGTAAAAATTTTATTTCTACAAAAAGATAGTTTTTTCCTTCCCATATTTCCCTCTTTGTTTTTTTTGTTGACTATATGAAATCATTATGTTAACATGTGTATTCTTTTAAGTCAACATGGAGAAAAAGATGGACTATAACAAATGGTCACAAGTAGAAGAATGTTTTGTAGATGAGCTACATGCATACCTTCACGAGCCAGAAAGAGAAGGTGAAGATTTCGATGATGGGTATTCCCTTCCGTCACAGTATGAGATGGAAATGGAAAGAGACCCTGAGTGTAGATGCGACTATCCGAAAACAGAGTCTCTCTTTGAGTGGTTCTCCGATGTTGCGAGAGATGCGTCCTTACAAACAACACAAAACCTATAGGAGACTAACATGTCAGAAAAAAAACAATCAAAAGAAAAGCCGTTAAACCTCTATCAGAAGCTTGTAGAGATAAGAAAATGTGTGGATTACGTCCAAAAAGACTCTAAGGGATACAACTATAAGTACGCAAAAGAGTCATCGATACTGATGGCTATACGCCCAAAAATGGATGAGCTTGGTGTGTTTTTAGAGGTTGATATGATCTCTTTAGAACAAACTATGGATAACAAATGTCTTGTTGCTAAGTTCGAATTCACATGGGTAAATGCTGAAGATCCTGAAGAGAAGATTTCAAAGACGATCATTCTTCAAGACCTTGGATTGGATGTAAAAAAAGTCGGCGGTCTTATGACCTATGCCTCAAGATATTTCTTACTAAAGACATTCCAAATCCCGACAGATGAGGACGACCCTGACAAGATGAGAAAAGTCACACCTGAACAGCTAAAAACTCTAGATTTAACACTGAATGGGTACGACGATTTAAGAGAACAGATACAATCTAGATTCAATGGGAATATGTCAGACATGACCGAAGAGCAATATCGCCTAGCCTTATCATGGGTAAAAAAAACAATAAAAGAGGAAAAACAATGATCTCATCTACAGAAAGTACAAGCCCGATTTTAACTGTTAAAAAAGCTGTTCTACATAAGAGACCAAAATTACTTCGAGGTAAGAAGGTAAGAAAATTAAAAAGAAATTATGGATGTGCAAACCTTGTGAGTCTGACAGAGTTAGGGAGAAGAACACATGTTCTATACCAAGGATTTGTAAAATGATAAAAATAGATTTAGAACAAAATTCTGAAGAGTGGTTGGAGTTTAGAAAATTAAAGATAGGGGCGTCAGACGCTCCTATCGTTATTGGGATATCTCCTTGGAAAACTGCTTACGAGCTGTGGCAACAAAAAACCAGTGATCTTTCTTTTGACGTCGAAACTTTGGCAATGACCTATGGAAAGATTAAAGAAGAAGATATTCGCTCTTGGTACGAAAAAGAGACCGGAGATCTGTTTACTCCAATGGTTATTCAGAGTGAAGAACATTCATTTATGATTGCTTCATTGGATGGGATCTCTATAGATCGTAAGGTTATTCTTGAATGTAAGACATGTAAAGAAGAGGTCTTTAAAGATGCCCAGTGCGGAAAGGTTCCAAACTACTATTATGCCCAAGGGCAACACCAGCTCGCTTGCTGCGAGGCAGAGAAGGTTGTTTTTGTCTTTTGTCACAAAGATAGCTATTGTAAAGTGGATGTCTTTCCTGATGATGATTACATCTTAGATCTCATCGAGAAAGAGAAAGAATTTTTTCAATATGTCATAGATAGAGAGGAGCCCCCTCTTTCTGAAAAAGACTATGTCGATATGACTAAGGATGAGGATTGGAACTCAGTTGAAGCTGAAGCTGTTTTAGCTTATACAGAATACACGATCACAAAGAAAAGGTGGGATGATATCAAAAAACAACTACTCGAGCTTACAGACGATGGAAACGCGCGAGGGGGTTACTTTAAAATAACAAGATGCAATAGAGCTGGCTCTATCGACGTAAAAAAAATGTCTGAAGATGGTATTGACGTTGAAAAATACAGAAAAAAATCTATTGGATATCCCAAAGTTACACCTATCAAAAGAGGTTAAGATGACTAAAAAGTACAAATTATTAGAAAAAGAAGGTAATGGTTTACACAGAGTAGAGGCCTTGAGAGATTTTGGAGATGTTAAAAAAGGTAACATTGGTGGTTACATAGAGAAAGAAGAAAATTTAAGCCATGATGGTGATTGCTGGGTTTTTGGCGACGCTATGGTTTATGGAAACGCTAGTGTTTCTGACGACGCTTTGGTTTATGGAAACGCTTTGGTTTATGGAAACACTTGGGTTTCTGGAAACGCTAGGGTTTATGGAAACGCTATGGTTTATGGAAACGTTATGGTTTATGACGACGCTAGGGTTTATGGAGACGCTAGGGTTTATGGAGACGCTAGGGTTTCTGATGACGCTATGGTTTCTGACGACGCTAGTGTTTCTGACGACGCTAGGGTTTCTGACGACGCTAGTGTTTCTGACGACGCTAGGGTTTCTGACGACGCTAGTGTTTCTGACGACGCTAAGGTTTCTGACGACGCTTGGGTTTCTGATGACGCTATGGTTTCTGACGACGCTATGGTTTATGGAAACGCTAGGGTTTATGGAAACGCTATGGTTTATGGAAACGTTATGGTTTATGACGACGCTAGTGTTTTTGGAAACGCTTGGGTTTTTGAAAACGCTAGGGTTTGTGGAAACGCTAAGGTTTATGGAAACGCTAGGATTTGTTGAAAAATACAAAAAAAAAATAAAGGAAAAAGATGTCTAAAATAGAAATACTTTCTTTTAAAAGAATAAACGCCGGTTGTCTTGTTGGTTCTTTTAATATGTACGTCCCAAAAATGGGATTAGAGATAAACAACTGTAACGTATTCCAGAAAAATACCGGAGAAAGATGGATTACATTCCCATCTAGGGAGTATGAAACAGAGGGTCAAAAAAAATATTTTCCATACTTAAGATTTAGAGAAAAAGAACATATGGAAATTTTTACAAAGGTCGTTTTTGAATCTTTAGATAAATATTTTTCTGAAAATCCCATAGTAGCAGATGAAGATTTACCTTTCTAAAATATTTAATAAATATTATGGTCTTTCTTATGGATGAAAAAACAAAGTACGAAATACGTCTAGATGTCATAAACGACATTCGATTGGCTTTGACAGATTTAGAAATCAGGTTCTTTCAAGAATTTATCAAAAACACAAGAAGGATAGAGAATGAAAGAAAAAATAAAAAAATTGATAAATCTGAAGTGGATTAGTGGAATAATCATTATTTTTTCACTTGTTGGCGGCTGCCAATACCTCAATGAAAAGATGGGATTGGAGAACGATCATCCGATTGAGGAGGCTGCAGAGGACATTATCAAAGATTTTACAAGTCTAGATATAGATTTAACACCATAAATAAAATTTAAATATGTCAAACATAGAAAACGACCTCGACTCTCTAATCGAAGCTATACACTCTGCTGTTTCTGAGGCTACAACAATAACTGAACAACAACACATTCAAAGGCTGAGGAAGTTCTTTAACGATGATGGGACAGCTAAAACCATGAATCTAGAGGTTAAATCTCTGGTTCCCGGAAAAGACAAAGAAAAGATAGAGGTACCTCTAATCTGTCTCGCCCCAATGAATTCTATTGCTATCGATGAGTTAGAGATAGAACTTAGCATTAGGATGTCAAAGCTGCTAAATGGGAGAGGTTTTGATAAAAATAAAAAATCTATTGGCATTGATTTCACATCTTTTTTACCATCAAGCAAAGAGAGAGCAAAACTTAAGATTAAGTTTAAGGGCCGAGACGTGCCCGAGGGTTTTGCTAGGGTAATAGAAAATTTTATAAAAACCATCCCTTAGGAGATTTATAATGCCAAGCGATTTAGAAAACATTCCAGAGGCTTACAAGGGTTTGCCTATCGAACAACTTATTACAGCTCCTCTTTTGGGGGCTTGTAAAGCACAAACAGAACTGGCAATGTCAACAGCGAAGTTTATCGATGATATTGGCTTGCGCACAGAAGGTGACTCAAAAGTTGCGAGAACTGTTGATTTTTCAATGAAAAGACCTGTGAAAAATGAAGATGGTTCTATCTCTGAGGAGATGGTTGATATGTCTGTTCCAATGTTAGCCATCATCAACACACCAAATCTTTTAATTGAAGAGGTTACATCCAACTTCACAATGGAAGTAAAATCAAGTGCAATGAGCAAGTCTTCTCTAGAAGCTGAAGCCGGAATAGAGGGAAAAGCAACTATTGGTTATGGATTCTTAAAAGCCTCTGTATCTGTTCATGGTTCTGTGTCCACACATAAAGAGAATACGAGATCATCAGACAACAGTTCGAAATATGAAATTTCCGTTAAAGCGAAGCAAGCTGGAACACCTGAAGGGTTGATGAAGGTGTTGGACATGATGGCAACCGCTTGCGAACCAAGAAAGATCACAACAACTGAAAAAGCAAAAGATCAATCATAATAGGGACTCCTTGACCGGGTAAAGATACCCGGTTTTTCATTATGCATCATAGAATTTTTGTAGAAACTGAACCATTTCCTCAAGTTAGACCGAGAATCTGCAGAAACGGAAACTTTGACCCCTCTTCAAAGAAGAAAAAGTATCTTGGATTTTTGATAAAAAACCAATGGAAAGAGGGTGTTTTAGATGGGATACCAGTTGAATTAATTCTTAGGTTTTACATGCCTATCCCAAAGTCTCTTTCTAAGAAAAAAAAAGAATTACTTGTTGGTACACCACATATAAAGAAAATCGACATCGACAACCTTGTTAAAAGCACAATGGACTCAATGATTGGGATCGTATACAAAGACGATTCAATTGTTTGGAAAGTATTAACAGAGAAGTTTTATTCTAAAAATAGTGGTATAGAGATATTAATTTTATATTGATTGTTAAATATTTTAATCTCTCTTTACAGCTAAATAATAAAAATCAATGTCAGCTGTTTTTGAAGTTCCGCTGTTTGCTGATTTTATAATTCTGATGTGAGGCATAACACGTTCTGATGCAGTCGGAATATTTGTTGTGTGTGTAGCAACTTCATTACCAACTGTAAAATCATCAACATAAAATTTAACAGAGTTGTTTGAGGTATTCATTGTCCATCCTAATTCAACCCAACTTCCAGCTGTAACTGTAACGCCTGAGTTTGTTGCTGTTTCTGTACCACCGCCTTTAGTTATTACTCTCCACTCTGTGCTATCATTCCTGTCATACTCGAAATAAATCCCGTTCGAAGGATTCCCCGAGCTTGTTCCGTTTAGCAATCCAATCCAAAAGTTATATTCGTCACTAGCATCTGATAGTTCATTTATCTTTACCATACATCTAAATGTCCACTCTGCTCCAGATCCTATGCTAAATAAATCTACAACAGAGGCTCCCCACATCAACCTACAGCGCCCGTTTGCTGCCGTATTTCCTGTTGAAACTTGGAGGACACCAATATGTCCAGATGAACCGTCCGCAGTGCTATTGCTACCTCCATCACCATCAACGGCGTTCCAAAAAGGGTCTTTTCCTGTAAAAAAATCATCAGAGATAACCGTTTGGATGTCAGGTCTAAGAGTCTCTCCCCAAAATAAACTTCCGCTATTGTTTACAGATAGCATTTCACCTTGATTACCAACAGGAAGTCTAGCATCAGCCCCTGAAGTGTAAATATAAATATCCCCTTCAGTGGTAAGAGGTGAAGAGCCGCCACCAGCTGCAGCCCATTTAACACCTGATGCCTGAGTTGAGTCGGCAGTTAAGACATGGTTGTTTGTTCCTACAGCAAGCCTGATGTTATCTGAACCGTTATGAACGATCAGGTCGCCTTTCGTTGTTGTGGGTGCCAAGGCATCAAACGCAGCCGTTTGTGTAGATTGCCCTGTCCCCCCCTCCGAAATCTGAACCTGATCACCAGACAGACTAAACGCACCAGATGCAGATAGAGTTGTAAACGCTCCAGTTGACGCTGAAGAGGCTCCAACCGTTGTATCGTCTATTGATCCACTATCTACATTAACGTTCGTTGTGGCTTGATTATTCATGTCCCACGGGCCAGCTAGTGCGCGAGTTCCATCAGCTAATAGATAAATAACATGATCATCATCTTCTAAACCTGTTAAAGAGCCGTGATCTGTTAAGGTTCCAGACGCACCCCCTCTGGTTATTTGTTCCCCTCTTAGATCAACGTAATCATCGCCTGTGTCTGTCGATCTAATTCTTGATTTAACCGCGTTAGCGTAACCGTTTGATGTTTGATAGATGATTGTTCCAAGAAACTTAAATTCTGCTACTGGAAGGCCGTCCGTGATAATGTTATTAATCTCTGTGAGGGCCCCCTCTCTTGCAGAAGAAACGGTGTTATAATCTGCCTCTCCCTGAATAACGCCAAATTTTCTATCTGGGTCGTTATAGGTAAAAACATGAGCCAAAACAAAGTCATTATTTGTAACTTCTGTCTGAACCCAGTTACCACCAGTAAGCTCATTCCAAGCGGCCCTTCCAGTTCCGGTTGTGATCACACCAAACGATGCTGTATCGTCAATTCTCCAAATGTTTGAGGCGTCTGCGCCAGACTTGTAATAAAAATTAACATTTGATGTACTAGCTCTTGCTGTGTAACTAAATTGCGCGTCCTCATCCCAAGCAATAGTCGCCTCATTTCCAAACTGAGCGTGAGAGGCTAAATCACCACTTTGATCGACTAAAATATCTGTTAAACCACCACCAGCTTGAAGGGCGAATCCCCTTGTATCGTGAAGATAGACATGTGTTAAACCAGACATATTTGTTGTATGTCTGTATTCATGTCCGATATATATTTGTTCGTTATTTGTTGCATCCCAATACAAACATGCAATGAACGCATATTTTAATATTAAATCATTTGAAAAAGTTGTTGTTTGACTTAATATTTCTCCATCATAATAGATATAGTGAGAACCCTCTGTGTCTGGGATAACAATATTTTCAGATGATGTTTTTTCGTATCTCACCCCTTCAGACCAATAAGAAAATGATGTACCTGTCGGAGAGATAGTAAACGTTCTTGTACCATCAACAAAAGAGATTTGGACATCTGTCTCTGGGTCTAAAAAACCATTCGGATTATTTGTATAGCCGTAAAGATCTTCAATATTACCACTGTTTTCAATGGTTACAAGAAACGTTCCGTTGACGGCATCAACATTAGCAACATATCCAACACGTACGATCCAATCTGAATTATCTGGCTTTGTTGCTGTAACATTACCAGCTGTCGTTGGTGAGAGATAGAGAGTATCACCACCTGAGAAAGAAGAGGAGTTAACATCTCTAACAAGGCCAAAAGTTGTGATAAATCCATTTGAATTATTTTCTATGTTATGTGTAACAACACCAAGAACGCGAGAGGTTGCTTCGTCGTCAGCCTTTGCAAGTTCAATTAGAGGTAACCCGCCAGAGCTACCACTTAGATAAACAACCTTACTATTTGTTATTGTTGCACCAGACTCATTACGAACTTTAATCCAATTTTCCTCTCCAATCTGAAGAGCAACGTCTGGTTCAGAGTTGTAAAAGGTGAGAGAATCAGTTGAGCTGTTGTAATGAATTAAACCAGCTGCGTGTGTTGGGGAAGCAACCGCATTCAACTCTAAAGAATTGATTGAAGATACATTATCTGAATCGTCTATCAAAACACCGCTATTTTGAATTAATTTCCCTGTCGTTCCATCAAATCTTGCAATAGCTTCGTCTGTTGAACTTACTGGGCCATCCACATCACCGGAATTTGCGTTGTCTACATATGTTTTTACTGCCTTCTCAGTTGGTACAGCAGAATCGCTATTGCCAGAAAGAGTGCCATCAGTAGAGAATTCATTGATATCAGTCCCCAAGTTAAAGGTTAAAGACTCAACAGACGTTATATTGTCCAAATCATCTAAAATTACACCAGAATCTTGAACCCCCCTAACGCCACCACTCCCGCGAATGATTGAGTTATCCGCGAGAGTACCGATAGATGTTACTGTTTCCGAATCTGTTCCGTCATCAACGTAGTCTGGCTTGTTGGTGAACGGATTAAATATTGCTTTTGGCATTTAACTTTTTCTCTATTCTAGATAATTTCATTTCAACATGATCCTTCCAATCAGGATCCAACCTCATTTTAATCGTATCCATGCAAAGCTCAAATTTCTTATCTGCTTCAAATGTTGCTTCTTTCAAAGCTTTCTTGAGATCTTCGATATCTGTACTTTCTGCTTTTGTAGATAAAGATTC